ACGATCTCAGTACTGAACTCTTGAACAAAGAGTTGAGCCTCGTGTAAGATGTTGAACTTCTGGTCATACCTAGTAAACCTAAGTTTATCATCTGGATCGTGAATGATCCACCCATCAGTCTTCCAGACCTGCTGAGACGTGCCACTCTTACGGTTTATCTTGGTGACGAACCGTCTGCGTGGTGTTAGGGTTACCTCATCTTTGTCCGACAGCGTGAACCTGTAGGGTTCGGATGAGTTGTAGGTATAGTGACGTCTAAGTTTGTCACGAGTCCAGCGTTTTTCAATGATCATAGTAACTCCTATGAATTTGAGTGTGCATGAATGCACTTTGATGCAGGATGCATCCTGATGGGGGCTAACCGAAGCCAACCCCCATCTAGATACAATCTACTTATGCGGCTTTCGCCAGTACTGACCACTCACTCTTAGACATCTCAATAACTTTACCGCCTGTCTCTTGTAGATCAGACGCACGGTCATAGTTATCAGATGAGTTAGCAACATTAGTGACGGCATTAGCAAAGCCCCATCGTGAGAAGTCACCATTCTCGAACAGAGAACGCTTGACCTTCTTCACTTCTGAGTCTGCGAGGCTATACTTCTTGCCAAGACCAGCGACTACGTCATCTTCTTTGCCCTCTTCAACGATGTCATCAGCCGCGTTTTGAATCTTGCGTACAGCCTTGTTGAACTGTTCAGGCTGAGTGCATTCTTCAACGTGGTCACGCAGTTGCTTCTTCAATGCTTCATGCATTGCTTGAATGGTGTCTCTCTTGTACGCTATCTCACCAACGGCGCGTGTCTGACCTAGATGTCTCTTACGAATACCTAAGTCATTCATTACCATACCGTTGAGACAGATCAAGCGATAGATGAATGGGCTTACCACTACGGAACCCATCCCGACTTCACTGTTGCTAATCAGGACACCGCTTTGGACGATGTCACCCACTGATCTACCCTGCTTGAGTATCTCTCCCTTTACTTCTGGGAAGATAATCTTCAGGTACATTTTGTCGTCGGTTAGTCCCATAGAGACGAATTCAACCTCACCCATTCGCTCTTCAAGACGCTCCAGTACAGGAGTGATACCGTCTAGCAAATCGAAGTTATCGAATGTCAGGAATCTATCAGAGTGGAAACTCCTGAATACATTTCCATGGCATACACCACCGTGATCGTAGGTTCTGAACAGTCGGTTACCTGAACCCTTGGGAGGATTCTTCAACCATGTGTTCATGTTCTCCGCTATCAGGGCGTGTTGTTCCCGTTCAGCCATTAACTTATGGTAGTTGTGTGACATTCCAGACCACCCACAGAACAGTTTGGTAAACTGATCAGTCATTCGTCCGTGGAATGAACCACCATTGATATGCCCATGAGACGTAAGGTTCATGTGCGTACCGTTAGGCTCAACGAACCCAGCCATAGATGGAAGCGTATAGTCTCTCTTGATATCCTCAAGACGCTCGACTTCCGTTGCTAGTTCTTGCAATGAATTAAAAGTATTTTGCATAATTAAATCTCCATATATATACAACTATTACGAATGTAAAGGCTTCACATTCGGGTGCAACACTGCACCCTGATGCCCACCATCCAGATGAGCATCGAGGTAGAGTGTTAGAGGATCATAGCCTTACCCAACTTGGGGTGATCGAACTTAACCCTCCATTTGTAAGGGACGAGTGCTCCAGCATTGTACAACTGCTCCATTACTTGCTTGAAGTCCTTGTCCGTTACCCATTCCGCATGTTGTATGCGGTCGAGTGCTTCATTGACATTCTCTGACTGCCTCTCTACCCAGTCATGGGTTGCATCATCACTGAGTTTGATGATAGGACACCAGAGGAAGTGCCACCTGTCTGCGTTAGAGAACACTCGCACTTCAGTCTGCGTACAGCAGACAAGACGAACAGCAGTCGGTGCTTTAGTCATCACGGTCTCCCCATAGTCAAGGAATTCTTACAGTGCCTCGACACCAGATAAGGTTCCCGTAGTTGCTCGACAAGTGCCAGTGCGTTATCCATTTCCTCGTCTAGCCCAGAAGGCAAGTCGAGTTTAATGACTTCTTGAATAGCGCAATGTACAAGTTCCAACTTCTCAAGGTCAGTCATAGGTTACTCCTATGTTACAAGGTTAACAGCATTACTACGACGGCATTAGAGACCTTCAATGTTGTCGATGGCACTGGCGATAGTCTCCAGTTCACTTTCAACATTGCTACGGTACTCATCGAGGTCGTTCCCCATCTCCTCTATCTTAGAGGTGAACTCGTCAGCGGTGTCAATGTCTTTGTCCTTACACCACTGCTTGAACGCCTGATATAGCGCAACATTCAGATCGCCATGCGTTGCATTTAGGACGCTCTCAAGTGCACCATTATCCTCTATACCGTGGGCAATTAGCGTGTCCATGAGAGTGATGAGGTTTTTCTGCATCTCAAGTTCATCAGTCATAACATTGATGGCTTTATGCAGTCCAGCAGTTATATCTTTAACCATAGTATTTACTCCAGTTTGAATGTGAATTCATGCACATTCGTCATGTGATGCAAGATGCATCTGAATGGGAGCCAGTGCTTGCACTCCCATTGGGTTACATCTTACGTGTGACGATAACCGTCTGGTTCAATTCCAACAGTCATGCCCTTCCATACTATTAGGACAGCATCATGTCCTAGTTCTGGTTCGACTTGACCCAAGAAACCATCGAAAGAACGGTATCCCTGATTGTCTTCAGAGTACATCGTTAACAACTGCTCACGTTGAGCATCGGTTAGAACAAGCATAGTCTTAATCATCAGCAGTCTCCTTCTTCAGCACGGCTGATAGTTCTATGAAGAAATCTCTCAAACTCTCTAGCACTTCCTCATACGAGTCCAGACGAGCATTCACTTCTTCTATCTGCACTTCCAGACGGCCAACTGCCTTGTCGATTGTGGGGATACGTGAAACTTGGGAGATATTCTGTTCCACTCGCCTTTGATCGATTGGTTTCAGTTCTCTAAACTTCATAGTCTTGCTCCAGTTTTGAATGTGAATGTCTTCACATTGGGTTCGTGTCGGGATTGACACGCAACAGGGCCAGTCATCCTGACCCTGTAACCTATCAACGCTTCAGTTCTTCAGCGGGGTACATGATGTCACCATGCTGTTCACTCTCTGATGGCCAACCTGAGCAGTTGTCACACTCCGATAGATCAGTGCCTTCATTGTGTGCCAATTGGCCGTCATTTACCATAGCACCACAGGTTTCACACTCCTGTTGCGGTAGCATGGCAGACAGTGTGTCAGCGTGAATTACTGGAAGTTTGTCCCTGTAATACTTATTTGTATAGCGAGTGTATACCGATTCCAATAGATAGTGGACGTGGGCTAGATTGACGATTGACTGATATTTCTTTTTCCAGTCCTCATCGTCATTCATGAGCGTTTCAATTACGCCTTCCACTTCATTCAATCGGTCTAGTATTTCCTTAAATGCGGTGTATTTCATATCATAATATCCTCGCGGATTATGGTGAGCGTGATTGCTTCACCCTACAGCCCACGCCAACATCGCATGGGCTGAGAGGTAGAGCATCCTACCTTAGAGTGTAGACGCTACACCCTCATCCGTACACCCTGTGCAACCTATTGTACATCGCTTTGAGGTGCTTATTCGCAGCGATTTGTTCGTCTTTCATTTTGATGATACGGTTCTTTTCCTTTTGCCACGTATTGGAACGGTCACCACCACCACCACCACCGATGGTCATGTCATTCCATTTCTGACCTTTCTCCAGACGGGCAAGAGATGCGGTCAAGTCAAGTACATATTCTTCCTTGACCCATTTCGCATCCTTGGCAAGAAACTCCCAACCACGGCGAACGTCATTAATTGACATATAGCCCTTAGTGAGTTTCACCATGCGGTCACGCGCCTTGTGCGTTATGCCCGGTCGCAAGGTCTTGGGATTCACTACCGCATACTCATTGCCTTTCGCATCCGTTTTAGTAGCAACGAAGTCACCATTTAAATCCTCGTTGTACTCAAACGCCAGATATTCAGTCTTGGCTTCCCATACCTTTTCAGTAGTGGTAGCACAAGCATCAGCAAGTGCGGTACGTTTCGCTTTCAGTTTATCGTTTGATTGTTTCATAATTGCCTCAAAAGAATGTTGATGTTGATACTCCGAGAGAATGAGGCACGACACCATGTGAACCCGAACGAATAATCAGCAGGATGTAGAATCTACACCCAGAGACCCCGATCGAATCCGTCACAATATGTGACTGGGTATGCCCCTCTCACTAGTGGTTCTGGCGTACTCCAGCGTTTCGAAGGTACCGGCCCCGAAGCCGAAAACGATCCGAAGTTTCAGTGGAACGATCCGCCGCCCCCCCGCACCGTTCCGGATACCACACTCTCACACATACCATACCCCCTAGATTTTTTTGGAAATTTTAGGGATTTACTCACAAACAAGGACTTATCATGCCAAGACCAAAGAAAAGCGATCAATCCAAACAGCATACTAAAAGGATGTCTGGGGCTAGAAAAAAGAAAGAAGGCAGTGATGCCAAGAAGGCTGGCGCAAGATTGGGGAAGATGTTGAGCAAGAATGCTCCCCTGTTTAAAGCGGCTAAGAAGAGGGCAGAACTAAAGATGAAGAAACGCGGTATTCGTAATACCAACATGTAAGGAATTATCATGGCTAAACAAAGACAAGGATCTCGATTCCCCACCAAAGGAAATCTCAAGGCAGGAGCGTTAGGCCAGCATCAAGTGATGTATAGCGGAAGGGAGTATGGGGACAGAG